GCATCATTGGCGGTGGGCCAGGGTTTGGCGCAGCAATCGGTGCGGCACTCTCCGCTACTGGGCCTTCCACCGGTGCATTCGCGATATCCTCGCGCAGCCTCAGCCAAAACCGCTCGCCATACCGATCCGCACCCAGCAACCACAGCGCGGCGCGCGCCAGCACCGCGCAATCCAGCGCCTCATTTCGATCGCGCAGCTTCGCCCATTCCTGCCGCACAAAGCCGCGCCGATCTTTTACCTGATGCAGCTGCTCCGCCACCAACTGCTTGACCCATTCAACCTCAATCCCCTGCGGCAAATGCACCCAGCCAGGCGGGAATTCCGCTGCCTCGCCACGCCCGAGCCAAAGCCGGCGATAGAGATCAACCTTCCAGGTCGAAACCGACACCGTCCAAAGCTTCAAACCGCGCCGTAGTTTCCGCCCATCCACCAGCGCATCGACAGGCGTCGGCCCCTGCACCGGTTGCGCGCGATTCCAACCATCCACCCCTTTGGTCGGCGCAATGCGCGGGTCGCGCAGCCGGCGCAGATGACCATAGACCGCCGCCGTATCGCGCCCGCCGGTATCAACACAGGCCTTGGCGATGCGGATCGCGCCGCCATTCGCGCGCGGCCAATCGCGTGCCAGCAATTCTGCCAGCGCATCCCAAGGCGCACGCTCACGAGGGCTGCCCGCAATGACAATGTGATCGACCAACCAGGAGGAATAGCCCTCGGTCCAGGCCCAGACATCGCATTCCAGCCGGTCATCCTGCACATCCACGCCAGCCGTCAGCACCAGCCCGTCCTGCGCCACCACACCAAGCCGGAAATCCTCGCGCCGTTCCGCCAGGCGCTCCCAATCCGGTGCCTCACCACGATCCTGCCAGGTCTCACCCAGCACGGTGTTGCGGAAGGTTTTGAGATCCTCAGCCTTGCCCTGCGCTGCCTCCCAGTCGCGCGCGATCTGTTCCCAGGACAACCAGCCGACTGGCGAATAGAGCGCAGAGATATGAAAGCCAATCGTATGCGGGTTTTCCGCCGCCGCTGTCGGCCGCCATTCGCCGGCGGCGAGCATGGCGGTCTTGTGATGTTCCTCAATCGGCGTGTCGCATTCCTCACAATGGTAGCGCACGCTGCGCGGATCGCCCTTTTCCCAGATCAGGCGTTCGAATTTCAGCCATTGCATCGCGCCGCAGTGCGGACAGGGCAGAAAATATCGCCGCTGGTCGGAGGCCGCGTATTCCCGTTCAATCCGGCTGCGCCCGGCGATGGTTGGCGTTGACACCAGAAAGGCTTTCCGGCGCCAACCAAAAGTGCGCGCCCGAGCCTCGGCCAGTGCAATCGGATCCCCTTCGCCTTCGATATCACCGGGATAGGCATCCACCTCATCCAGAAATAGAAACCTGGCCGGCATGGATCGCAGCCCGACCGCACTATTCGCGCCCGTCAGCACCAGAATGCCGCCGGGGAATTCCTTGGACAGCATCGTATTGCCACTGTCGCGCGCGCGGGCTGGGGCGACGCGATCGCGCAGCGCGGGCGTTTCCTCCAGCAATGGATCAATACGCTGGCGGGAGAAGCGCTTGGCGAGTTCCACGGTGGGCTGCACCGCCAGCACCGGGGCGGGGACGTGATGCATGATGTAGCCGAGCCAGTTATTCCCCCCTTCCGAAGCGCCCACCTGCGCCCCCTTCATGAATACAATCCGCCGCGCCGGATGCACGGCCGACAACGCATCCATCACATCGCGGAGATAAGGCGTGCGGCTGGTGCGCCAGGGGCCGGGCTCGGATGAGGCACGGCTTCCCAGAATGCGGTGTTGCTCAGCCCATTCTGAGACAGTGAGTTGCGGCGGCGGGCGCAGCATGGCCCCGGCACGGCGGCGCACATGCTCACGCGTGCGGCTCTCGCTCGCCGCCGATGCCGGGAGGGTCGAAGCGATCGGAAGCCTCCGTCAGAAGCTCATTGATGTGCTGCTGCAGAATGGTTTGCAGCAGATGGGGCTCGACGCCGAGTTCAGCGGCAATCACGCCGGCCACGCGCGCGGGCCAATTCAGCAGCGCGTCGCGCATGGTGCTGGCGATTTCGTCAATCGTCGCATTGGCGGTCGCGACATCGAGCAGCCGGCCCTTGCTTTCATCGAGCGCCAGGCGCTGTGCTTCAACCTTCAGGGCGAGTTGCGCCACTTTCAGCCGGGCGAAGGGCGTGCCCTCGGCAGCGGCGCTGCCGCCAAGCGAGGAACGCTGCGGGTCCGCGGTTTCGCGCATTTGTGCGCGCAGTTTGGCGATGTCCCATTGGCCATCGGGCTCCCGCGTGATGCGTCCCGTGCGCTCGGCCTTGTGCATGGTGGTGTCGCTGACGCCGAGGCGTCGTGCTGCTTCGCGCGTGGAGGATGTCAGTTCAGCCATGGCGGCGACCTCCCGCCGCGCGTTGGTAGGGGTTCAGGAAATGATCAGCCTATCAGCGCCTTGAGCTTCGCGCGTACTTCGGCGAGCTCCGATGCGGAAACGCGACCCTTCCTCGTGGCGCGGCGCGCTTGCCAATCCAGGCTCTTGACCTGATCTGCCAGTACCACGCTCGCGGGATTTCCCTTGATAGTGACTTCGAAAGGATAGCCCTTGATGCGCGTTGTCAGCGGGCAGCACACCATCAAGCCTGCCTTGCCATTATAGGCTGCCGGGCTGAGTACCAAGGCCGGGCGATGGCCAGCCTGTTCGTGGCCAGCCTGCGGATCAAATTCCAGCCAGACGATATCACCAGCCTCCGGAACGTAGCGGCGGCCACTCACCAGATTTCGCGCCCCACGGGGGGGCCTGTTTCAACCGCATCGTGTCTATTCTTTTTGGTGATGCCATTGACCAGCGTATCAAGGTCATAGCTCGGCTCACGAATCGGGGTGATGACGATGCGACCGTCTTCCTCTTTCACTTCGACCGGCTGGTCGAGCGAAACCTTCGCTGCAGCCATAACGGCGGCTGGTATGCGCAGCGCGGCGCTATTGCCCCATTTCTTGACGAGCACCTTCACGGTGATGACTTTCCCTTTACATCAGGGAATCTGAATACCATTTCGCGAAACCAAGTGTCAACATTGTAGATACTATGTCAGCGCCTGGCTTGGGCCAGGGCCAACCCGCGTAAGCGCTGGAATGCGGCAAGGGCGGCTTGCCAGTCTGCTTCCTGGTCGGCACCAATGCGTCTGAGAGGTTCGAGCGTCACTTTCCCCCGGCTGTAGTAATCGCCCTGCATGCGGGCGAGCCATCCAGAGAGGCCCTGCTCGGCGAGCGCATCATTCACGCCAATGATTTCAATTTCACTGGGTGGTGTTGCGCGGCCAAGCGACATATGCCGGCCATCGGCGCCGAGTACAATCCATCGCGTTTCAGTTGTTGCCTTCATCGTCACTCTCCGTCTTGCGTGACGGATGCTTCGCGCTGTGTTTCGCGCGAGCCAAGGCAATAAAGCGCCAGGGATCGCGATGATCCCTGGGCTATGCGCTGATCATCCAAACTGTGGCTGCGCAGCTTCATTCCGCTACGCGGTAGACGGTGTAGGACCCTTTCGCGCCCTGCTTGTTCGGGCCGACTTGGCGGATGCGCTCGGCAATCTCGACCGTGATGCCCTGGCGCTTTTTCAGCCCGGCGAAAAACCCGCGCACCGTGTGTTGCGCCCAGCCGGTGGCCTCGGCGATTTGCGCCACCGTCGCGCCCTCAGGGCGGCGGAGCATCGCCAGCACCACTTCCTGCTTGGTGCCCTCGCGCGGCTTGCGTGGCGCGCCCGTGGCGCGTGTGCCGCGCCGTGAGAGCGCGTTGCGCAGCATGTCCATCGCGCGCGTGACAGGGTCCTTCTCTCCATTCGCGGGCGGCGTTTCTTCCCAGGCTGCCAGCAGGCGCTCTGCGGCTTCGCGTAGGTTCACGCTTCCCATGTTGGGCGCCTCTGGCGCGGTTGGGGCGGGTCGTTCCACCACCGCGTCGTCCTGCTGCGGCGCGGGGCTTTCCCCGCCCTGTGGCGCCGTGTCAGGCGACGCGCGCCCTTCATTCGGGTCAATGCCAATCGCGCGCAGCCCTTCATCC